GCGAGATGATCGGCTGGCTCACCCACCTGCAGCACACGCGGGCCAAGAGCGTCTGGTTCGTCGGGATTCTCGACGAGAAGCTCGACGACTTCAACCGCCGCTTCTTCGCCCCGCAGATCGACGGCGCGAAGACCGGCAGCGAGCTTCCGGGCATCGTCGACGAGGTCATCACCATGGCCGAGATGCCGGCGGCTGACGGCAAGCCCTACCGGGCCTTCGTCTGCCAGACCCTCAATGACTGGGGATTCCCCGCCAAAGACCGCTCGGGCCGGCTCGACATGATCGAAGAGCCGCACCTGGGCCGGCTGATGGCGAAGATCCGCGGCCCCGTGAAGCCGGCGCACGAGAGGATGGAGTTTGGCCGCCCCGCCTCTCGTGACGCCGACACCCCTCAACCATCGCAAGCATGACGATAAAGGAGCTTTCCAACCATGACTGGTTCCTGGAACGACTTCAACGACGCCCAGAACACCTCGATCATGCCGAAGGGCGAGATCGTCAAGGTGCGGACGGTAATCCGGCCGGGCGGCTATGACGACCCGGCGCAGGGCTGGACAGGCGGCTACGCCACGCGCGGCGACAGCGGCGCCGTCTACCTCAACGCCGAGTTCACCGTCCTCGAAGGCCCGTATGCACGGCGCAAGATCTTCACGCTGATCGGGCTCTACAGCTCGAAGGGGCCGGAGTGGGCAAACATGGGCCGCGCCCTGATCCGCGGCATGCTCAACTCGGCGCGCGGCATTTCGGACAAGGACACCTCGCCCGAGGCGCAGGCGGCCCGGCGCATCAGCGGGTTCAGAGACCTCGACGGCCTCGAGTTCCTCGCTCGTGTCGACGTCGGCGAGGACGTCAACGGCGATCCGAAGAACGAGATCCGCAAGGCGATCACCCCGGACCACCGGGACTACGCCCGGCACATGGGCGGGGTCGTTCCGGCATCGGCTTCGGTCGGCGCACCAGTCGCAGCACCGGTGCAGCCGAAGTCCGGCATCCGCCCGACCTGGGCACAGTGACCGGACCGCGCAGCCATGCTGCTCAGACCGCGACAGCGTCTGTTCGTCGAGCGCAGCGTTCGCGCGCTTAGGCAGAACTCAAATACCCTGGGCGTGGCCCCGACCGGTTGCGGCAAGACGATCATGCTGTCGGCTGTCGCCGGCGATCTGCTCTCCGGCGGCGCGGCCAAGGCTTGCGTCCTCGCCCATCGCGACGAGCTGACCGAGCAGAACCGAACCAAGTTCGGCCGCGTCAATCCGGCGATCGGCACCTCGGTGGTCGACGCGAAGGAGAAGTCGTGGGCCGGCCAGGTCACCTTCGCCATGGTGCCGACGCTGGCGCGGCCGGCCAACCTCGAGGCGATGCCGGCCCTCGATCTCCTGGTGATCGACGAGGCGCACCATGCCGCCGCCGATACCTACCGGCGGATCATCGACCGGGCTCGGCAGCGCAATCCCGGTCTCAAGCTCTATGGCGTCACCGCCACGCCCAACCGCGGCGACCGCAAGGGCCTGCGCGCGGTGTTCTCCAACGTCGCCGATCAGATCCGCATCGGCGAGCTGGTCGCGTCGGGCCACCTGGTGCCGCCGCGCACCTTCGTCGTCGACGTCGGTGTCCAGGACCAGCTGAGAAAAGTGCGGCGGACCGCCGACGACTTCGACATGGCCGAGGTCGACGCGATCATGAACCGCTCGCCGGTGACCGACGCGGTGATCCGGCATTGGCGGGAAAAGGCCAACGACCGGCAGACGGTGGTGTTCTGCTCGACGGTGGACCACGCGACCAACGTCACCGCCGCCTTCAATGATGCCGGCATCGATGCGGCGCTGGTAACCGGCGAGATGTCGGAATCGGCGCGGCGCTCGGTGCTGGGGCGCTATGCCGCGGGCGGCTGCCGGGTCGTCGTCAATGTCGCGGTGCTGACCGAGGGCTGGGACCATCCGCCGACCAGCTGCGTCGTCCTGCTCAGGCCGAGCTCGTTCAAGTGCACGATGATTCAGATGGTCGGCCGCGGGCTCCGCACCATCGATCCGCAGGAGCATCCGGGCGTCGTCAAGACCGACTGCATCGTCCTCGACTTCGGCACGTCGTCCTTGCTGCACGGCTCGCTGGAGCAGGATGTCGATCTGACCGGCCACGAAGCGGACGGCGAGGCGCCGACCAAGGCCTGTCCGGAATGTGGCGCCATCGTCCCCCTCGGCGTTCCGGAGTGTCCGCTGTGCGGATACCTGTTCTCGGCAGGCGGCGCAGAGGGCGGCGATATCGTTCAGCTCGGCGACTTCGCCATGTCCGAGATCGACCTCCTGAAACGCTCCAGCTTCCAGTGGTGTGATCTGTTCGGCGATGACGCGGCGCTGGTGGCCAACGGCTTCAACGCCTGGGGCGGCGCCTTCTTCCTGAACGGCCGCTGGTACGCCGTCGGCGGCGGCAAGGACCAGGAATCGCGGCTGCTCGGCATCGGCGAGCGCACCATCTGCCTCGCTGCCGCCGACGACTGGCTGAACGAGAACGAGAGCGACGAAAGCGCGCACAAGACCAGGGGCTGGCTGAAGCAGCCGCCGACCGAGAAGCAGCTCGCCTATCTGCCGGCGGAATACCGGCAGGATTTTGGGCTCACCCGCTATCAGGCGTCGGCGCTGCTGACCTTCCGCTTCAATCGCAGCGCCATCCGCTCGCTGGTGTTCGCCGCCGAGCAGGCCGGACTCGGGAGGGCGGCGTGATGGCCGACAGGCGCTTTCGTCCGGCCGCGGTTCTGGCATCCGCGTGGCGTGCTCTGCGCAGTGTGCAAGCGCCCGGCCGCTGGCTTTGGCTGGTTCGACCCGGCACGGCGGAAGGTGTCGCCGCCCTCGCACTGGTTCTGCTCGATCGGCTGCCAAGACTACTGGTGGCGGCGGCAGAAGGGCTCGGCCGGCATGTTTGACCTGCAGCCCGAGGAGAAAGCCGCGCTGCGCGCGGCAATGAAGCCGGTCGCCGAGATCATGGAGGAGATCGGCTGGGAGCGGCGCCTCTGCGACCTCGACGAAGCGCAGGTGCTGACCCTGATCGATGTCGCGGTCGGCGGCTTCCAGGACGCCATGCAGGCGATGGCGAAGTCATCGGGAGAGGAGATCCCGTTTTGACGGACCCCTCCTGCGTGCTCGACTTCAACTCGCGTCCCAAGTTCCCCGCCCTCGTCAACGGTCTGATCGATGCCGGGCTGGAGGCCGGCGATCGGCTGGTGCCGCCGCGCACCTACCTCGGCGGCTCGCGCCTTGGGGCTCCTTGCGAGCGGGCGCTGCAGTTCGAATACGCGCACGCGCCGAAGGACGCGGGCGGCGGCTTCGGCGGCCGCACGCTGCGGATCTTCGCCATCGGCCACGCACTGGAGGATCTCGCCGCCGGCTGGCTGCGCGCCGCCGGGTTCGATCTGTACACCCGTAAGGGCAATCGTCCGGACGGCGGTCAGTTCGGCTTCTCCGTCGCCGGTGGGCGCATCCGCGGCCACGTCGACGGCATCCTCGCCGATGGCCCGACGCTGCCGGGGCTCGGCTACCCCTGCTTATGGGAATGCAAGACGATGAACGCGCGCTCATGGAAGGAGACGGCGCAGAAGGGCGTGGTTCTGTCCAAGCCGGTCTATGCCGCGCAGCTCGCCGTCTACCAGGCGTACATGGAAGGCAGCGTCGCCGGCATCTCCGCCAACCCGGCGCTGTTCACTGCCGTCAACAAGGACACCGCCGAACTCCACCATGAGCTGGTGCCGTTCGACGGCGGGCTGGCGCAGCGGATGAGCGACCGCGCGGTGCGCATCCTGCAGGCGACCGAAGCCGGCGAACTCCTGCCGCGCGTCGCCGCCAATCCCGATCACCACGAATGCCGGATGTGCGCCTGGTCGCAGCGCTGCTGGAGCCTGCCGGCATGACCGACGACGGCGACTGCCCGGAGGGGATGCGCAGCATCAACATCATCCACTTCAACCCGTGGCGCGACTTCAACGACGCGGCGATCGACGACGATCCGTTCGATCTGGAGCCCGATCCGGCGCAGATCGGCGTCTTCCTCGATGTCGTTTTCGGCTACTGCGACGGCTGGATCCCGTTCCGCGGCTTCGTCGACAAGGGCCAGGGC